AACAGCAGTTACGATAGGAACAACCGGCAATACTGGCATGACTGGACCAATAGGTCAAACCGGCTCTATTGGTCATAATGGTGAAACTGGTCCTACTGGTCATAATGGTGAAACTGGTCCTACTGGCCCTACTGGTGAAACTGGTCCTACTGGCCCTACTGGTGAAACTGGTCCTACTGGTGAAAAAGGTGAAATTGGCCCTACCGGACCTATTGGATATACCGGAAATATAATAACTTATACTGGACCAACTGGTCCAATGAATTTAGAGCGGGGTCCCACTGGACCTACTGGATATACAGGAACAATATTAACATATACTGGTCCAACAGGATTAACAGGTATGACAGGTCCAACAGGTATGACTGGTTCAACAGGACCAACAGGTCCAACCGGTGAAGCAAGCACAGTGACGGGTCCAACAGGTATGACTGGTCCAACAGGACCAACAGGTCCAACCGGTGAAGCAAGCACAGTGACGGGTCCAACAGGTATGACAGGACCAACAGGTATGACAGGACCAACAGGTATGACAGGACCTACTGGCCCAACAGGACCAACAGGTATGACTGGACCAACAGGTATGACAGGACCAACAGGTATGACAGGACCAACAGGTATGACTGGACCAACAGGTATGACTGGACCAACAGGTATGACAGGACCAACAGGTCCAACAGGTCCAACAGGTATGACAGGACCTACAGGTATGACAGGACCAACTGGGCCAACAGGACCTACAGGATCAATAGGTCCAACAGGTCCAAAGGGAGATGGTATAACTGGCCCACAAGGGCAAACTGGACCAGTAGGAAATATACCCGGAACAACATATAGAGATTTAGTTACATTTTGTTTTACAACTTCTAATGGAATAGCAGGATTAACTATAACTAACACTCAAAATACTGTAATATTTTATCAACCAAAATATTTATCAATAGCATTTGTATCATTTGTTTATGCTTCATCGTCTAGTGTAAATATAACTTTATACCTTGTTGATATGACTAATCTTACATATGATAGTACTACCTCAACTAATTATATTGGTCCTTCAACAGGTATTTTGTCTGTCCCATCATCAGTCGATAATAATATTGTTACAGCTGTAGAAGTTAACACACAAAATTTATCTCCACAAGGACCTTATACAACTACGAATGATAGATCAGTAGCTGTTAGATTTACTACGGGCGCTAGTGGAAATACTTTAAGAATATTAAATATCTGTATAGGATTTACAGCAACTTTTTAATATATAAAAAAATAAATAACTAATAATTAGATTTTTACAAGTTGAATAATTTTTTACAATTTCTAAATTAACGCTTCCATATGTCGTGATCTTCTAAATCATTTTCCAATATTTGTAATCTCTCCTCTAATTCCGCAATTTTTTTCTCACACGCGTCGCCTTGAAGAGTAGTAGGATATACACCCCACTTATTCTCATCTTTAAAATCGTGATTTAATTTATCACTACCAAATAAAATATCATCATGTAATTTTTGTATTCCCCGTTGAGTTTCTTTATTGAACAATCCTGAAACCAATTGGTAAACTACCGATCGCATACCATCCATATTTTTCTCTAACTCCTTCAATTTCTCTGCTTGCTCTTGAATTGTTTTTTCTTGTGCCTCAATCAAACCTTCCAAATAGCGACCATTCTCTACGACCTGATGAATATTCATCATAGTGCGCTGAACTGGGTTTTTATTTTTTAAACATAACCAATATTCGCGATCAGTTATCTGAAGTTTATAGGATTCTCCATCCGAAATATTTTTCCAAAATTGTGGATTTCCGATAAATCCAAAAGTTTTATCTAATTTATAGCGGTATGATTCGTCGAAACATATCTGAGGATCAGAGAAGTGGACAAATGCGGACTTAACAATTTGCCCAATATTTTCTCTGAACCCAGGCTTCTGATTTACTGGCGTAAAATCAACATGACTAACCGTGCCAATATAATTATATGCCATAATATATTTAATAAATTCCTCAGTGTGTTCTGCGTTCATACGAGGAATATAGATGCTTGTGAAAATAAGACAACTCATTATTGATTAGTATGCTTGTATAATTATGATTTTATCTACTCGACATTAAAGTATTCAATTTTATTTTCTAATAAAAAAATAAAATTAATTAAATTTTTTACAATTAATAAATTACAATTGGATTATTTAACTATATTTCTCAAAAAATACTGAATTCTTTCTCTCCGCAGCTGCTAGTTTTTCTGTAAAAACTTGTAAATTTATTTTAATATTTTCTAGTTCCTCGCATAATTCAGGATAAATATCAGAAAATGTTTTCCAATAAGGCAAACATACATAGGTCATAAATCCAATTTCACTTGAGAAGAATGAAATATCACAGGTTATATCAAGCGAACTAAATGGGTTTAGTCCTAATTCTTTTTCCTTGACAATTTGATTATGAAATTCATAACCAACTAGCCGCGCCCATTCTTCGCATAATTCAGGAGGATGAATTGGATTTCCTATATCAGCCGCATGTAGCAGCATTTTACATAATAAAATTTGTTCATCCATAGATGTTAAATTGAAACCACTTACCTTTTTTGTTGCCAATAAATCTGTCATCGATTTATGGTGAGCCATATCTGTACCTAGAATGCTTGTGATAATAGTTTTTCTAAATAATATAAACTCATTATGTGATAATAGTGAATTTAATTTATGCTTTTTTATAAGTTCAAATGCGATTGAACAATGATATTGTTCCAGAACACTCAAGTCATTATACCTTAATGCTAGTTCAGAGCAAGTATTTATCTCAAATAAATTATTATTACCAGGATGTCCGATATCATGAACTAGCGCAGCAATTAAGCAGCCAAATAATACATCATGATTTAATTGATCAAATAAACCGCATTTATTTATTAAGATAAATGTAGAATGTAAGACGTTAGTCGCGTGATGTAGGTTGTGATAAGGCACATCCTTATATGTATCACATACGTCAATTACAAACTCCTTTAACGCTAAAGGACTAACTTTTTGGTAATCTATTGTAATAATAAATCTTTTAAAGATTGCCAGAATTATATTCGACAACAAAGAAGCTTCTATATTAAGAAGATTTAAATTTGTTGTGAATAATTCTTCAGGCACTGAAATATATTTATTTTCTAATACGGAAATATCGTCTTTCGGTGATTGACGACCCATATTAAAAGAGGGAGTTCTAGATAATCTGCGAGTTGCCATTTTATGATTTCTATATAATTATTATAATTTTAATTCAAAATTATCAATTTTTTATATAATAAAAAATAAAAAAGGTATTAACCAAGTGGTTTTAACCTTCTGATATTAGTTAAAATGTAATTACAGTTGATATTTTTATACGTGAATATTGATTCTTGGAATATTTCTTACCTGAACGGTCTTTGGTTGAGCTGCGAAATCGACCTCTGGCTCTGCTGGCAGAGATGGTTGAGATGCGACTGGTTGAGATGCGACGACTGGTTGTTCTACTGCTTGTTCTGGTCTGTAATTCGAGACAATAATACGAATCTTACCGAATAGCTCATTTCCTAATCTTTCAGCGGTTTCATCTTCATACTCTTCATGATCGTAATTACATAACACATTTACAAGCTGTTCGAAGGTTACACCTTGTTGACGAAGCTTTTGGGCGACAAAGTCAGTTGAAGGAATATTAGGGTCTGCTTCCTGACTAGTCTCAGGCATTTCAGCCCATTCTTCAAGCTGTTGTTCGTCAGCCTCATCATCTTCGTCATGTTCTTCTTCATTTAGAAGATTCCAGAAGAATCTGAAACCACGTAACGCGTTATCATCGAACATCTCGACTTCCTCTTCATTTTCCTCTTCCTCATCCCAAACAGTCTCTTCATCTTCCTGAGGTTCTTCAGCCATAGCAGTACGACAATAAGGACAACCAAAGCCATTATGGGCTACACTCTGCATTAAACAATTAGTATGAAAACAATGTCCACATTCAGTGGTAACACAGTTCTTGGTAGTGGACTCGATGCAATCCATGCAAATAGGGCAATCAATTTGTGCGGACATTTTAAAAACTTGATGACACTTAAGAAATATACTTTCAATTTATGATCGAAAAGTATTTCATTTTTTTATTTTTTGCCCTATAATTGATATTAACTAAAAATTTATAAATTAAATAATGATTAATAAAAAATTGGCATTATGCCATAGTTAATTACGTTCGTTACAAATCAGTGGCTACAATTATTTTTCTTACTGGATCCCATTTTCCTACGCGGTCTGCTTCTCCCTCTTCTACATATACCTGCCAATCGTATAGGTAGTTATTTGTAGTATTTAATAAATATTTCTTACCATTTATTATTTTTTTTTGCAATATTATAGGCTCTGGCTCTGGTTCTTGCTCTGATTCCAGAATATTTACCATATCTGTGCGACAATACGGACAATTAAATCCGTTCATCGCAACGTGTCTCATCAAGCAACTAGCGTGAAAACAGTGGCCACAATTAGTTACAGTAGTATTATTACATTGCGCATCAATCGCAAGCAAGCAAATCGAACAGTCGGTTGGTGCGGACATTTTATAAACTTGATGATACTTAGTCTGAATATGTTTCTAATAAATATTGGGCAAAAGCATTTCATTTTTTTATTTTTTGCCCTATAATTGATATTTACTAAAAATTTATAAATTAATTAGACATGGATTATATTGGTAGCATAACCGTGAATTTAATTTATTTTAATACTGACTTCTAGAAAAATGCGCCCTAATTCTATAGACCACTTATAAATTTTCAGTTAATCTTAATTATAGCAAAATAACAGAAAAAATGAAATGCTTTATATTATTATTTTACTGTATATAGATAACGTAAATCAAGTATAATTTACAAAATGTGTAGTGATGAAAGTATTTCTATCGGTGATATTTTGGAGTTTCTCGGTCCAAATTGGGTATATGAAGAAGCACCACGTCAAGGTCTTTATAATCATTTTCGCTATGTTTCAGATGAGGCACCTATTCAAAGTCTGGGCTTTACAAAACATAGACAAGACTTTACAAAACGATTTCCAGGCTATAGCTACGATATGTATAAAATTGGAGGAGTAGGTTGGGTCATTGTACCGGATAAAATTAGAGGTCGTTAAAATAAAGGTAAAATTATAGTAGCGGGATAAACTATAGACATTAATTATTTGTAAACATTTTAAGTATTGAGGCGCAAAGCCTATTTTTTTGCTATTTCTATTTATTTTATAAATTTTCAGTTAACAGTATTTTATGTCTGAATAAAAAAAAATTGAAATACTTTTATCCAATATTATTACAAGCATATACTATACAAAGTCCTCAAGTTTTTAAAATGTCCGCTATCGATATTAATAAAAGTTTATTTGTTCCTCACGTGTTCCCTAATTTAAACCAGGAATATGTTGCTGATGCGTTTGCTGATGTAGGTGAGGTAGAACGCGTTGATTTTGTTGCCAAGAGAGACCGCGATGGTAAGTCGTATAATGCCGCTTATATTCATTTCAAATCGTTATATGATAATGCTGTTGTTGAGCGTATTCAAGATGAGATATACGATTATGGAAGCTACCATATGTATCACGATGATTCTGAGTTCTATTGGATTGTTCTTCCCAATAAGGCAAAAAAGCATATTCCAGGAGAGCGTAAGCCGATAATTGACCTCGGCGAGGCTAAGTCAGTTAGCGTAAAGTCCACTGAAAAGTCCCCTGAAAAGCCGCCTGCTAAGCAATGTCCTGGTGCGCCAAAGAAGACCAGTTACGCAAATGTTATCGCCAACAAACCTGAACCGACCAAATTAGAAGTAAAGTTTGACGAATACGTACAAGTCATTCAGGATATGCAAGAAGAATTTGACGAAGACTTGGAAGCTTCTGAAGAGGCAGCTCAGATGGCAGAAATTGAGGCAGAATTAGAAGCAGAAGACCAGAACTTGATTAGTATTGATTGGCGTTATGTGAAGGCGATCGAAGAAGATAACGTGTGGCTACACGGAGAGGTTGCTCAGTTGAGATTGGCGCTCATCAATTTGGACCAGATGTATCAGGCTGAAAAAGCCAAGGTAAGAGCTTTTAGTAGTTCAGTAGATTTGTAAATTGTAACAATTAATTATATGAGGCCGAATGGCTAATTTTTTACTGTAATTATTTTTGTTGTTTTTCTCTCAAGTTATTATATGCCAAAGACAAATAATAAACGAAAAAAAGAACAAACAAAGAAAAAATTTCTTATAATAGAATCTTCTTCATCCGAGAGAAGTTCAAAGAAAAGTATTACAAAAAATAATAAACAAAAGAAAATGACACAAAAAAAGAAGCCTTTTATAATTATTGATTCATCTACTACATCCACACCCAAAAAAGCTTTAGAAGAAAAAGAAAAAATTGATATTTTTTTACCCGAAGAATTGAAGGATATAACTAAAACAGATTTAAAGATATCTCAAGAATCAAATCAAATGTCTAATAATTTAAAAAGTGGTCGTTTAAATGAGAAATTTATTGAGCTTATGGAAAAGCTTTCTGATATTATGTTGAAACAAGGAGAGCCATTTAGAGCTAGAGCTTATCAAAAGGCTCAAGAGACTATTATGGCTTATCCAGACGACATTTTATCGCCAAATGATTTAAAAGGTAAGTCTGGTATTGGAGAAACTATTATGGAGAAACTTAATGAATACGTTCAAACTGGAACATTGAGAATTCTGGAGCGTGAAAAAAATAATCCTGTAAATATTTTAGCGGAGGTATATGGTATTGGACCTAAGAAAGCAAAAGAATTAGTTGATCAAGGAATAACCTCAATCTCTCAATTGAGAGAAAATCAAAACCTACTTAATGATATTCAAAAGGTTGGTCTTCAGTTTTATGAAGATATTTTGAAGAGAATTCCACGCTCAGAAATAGAAGATTACAAGGTTATTTTTGAGAGAGCATTTCCGACAGGTGGAAAAATGGAGATTGTTGGTTCCTATCGTCGTGGCGCTGAAAGCTCTGGAGATATTGATGTTATTATTACATCTAATTCGCCAAGAGTTTTTACTGCGTTTGTAGACAATTTAATTAAAGAGAAGATTATTCTTCATGTTCTCTCGAGAGGTCCAACTAAATGTCTTGTAATAGCAAAAATTCCTTCATCTGATTCTGCTCGTCGTGTTGATTTCTTATATACAACTCCAGAGGAATTTCCGTTTGCTATCTTATATTTCACAGGAAGTAAGATTTTTAATACTGTAATGCGTCATGTTGCGTTGGAAAAAGGATATACAATGAACGAACACGGTATCTACAAAATGGAGGCAAAAAAGAAGGGCGAAAAAGTAGAACGTACCTTCACATCTGAAGAAGACATATTTAAATTCTTAGGATTAGAATATAAGACACCAATTGAACGAACTGATGGTAGAGCAATTGTAAAGAAGACAAAGTTCATAATTGAAGATTCTGACTCGGATTCTGAAGAATTTATATTGGCAAAGAAACCTGCTGCGAAACCTGCTTTTAAACCTGCTGCAAAAAAGTTTATTATTATTGATGAAGATGAAACATATAAAAATATTGCGAATGACTTTAAGAAAAATGGTATTTCAGTTTTGGAGTCGTTAAATGAAAAACAATTGAGCGAATTATTGAGAGAAGCTAATAAAGCTTATTATAATGAACAGCCATTCTTTAATGATAATCAATATGATATTGTTAAAGAATTTGTAGAGGAAAAATATCCAAGTAATCCTGTTCTACATGAAATAGGTGCCCCAATCGAGAGAAATAAGGTAATATTGCCTTATCCAATGGGTTCAATGGATAAAATAAAACCTGATACTAATGCGTTAGCAATTTGGACAGCCAAATTTATCGGACCTTATGTTTTATCATGTAAACTTGATGGTGTAAGCGGTCTTTACACAACTGAAGGCTCAAAACCTAAACTTTATACAAGAGGCGACGGTAGAGTTGGTCAAGATATTAGTCATCTTATTCCGTTCTTACGTTTACCTAAAACAAAAGGTATTGTTATTCGCGGTGAATTCATTATTCCGAGAGCTTTATTTGAAGCTAAATATAAGGATAAATTCGCCAATCCAAGAAATATGGTGGCTGGAATTGTAAATCATAAAACAATAAATGAATCTGTTAAAGATCTACATTTTGTTGCTTATGAGGTAATGAAACCTATTCTTAAACCATCAGAACAAATGGCTTTATTATTAACATTAGATGTTGAAACTGTATTGTATAAAATTGAACCAACTATCAGTAACGAGCTCTTATCTAACATATTAGTTGATTGGAGATATAATTATACCTATGAAATTGATGGTGTTATTGTATCAAATGATGCTGTTTATGAAAGAAAAGCTGGAAATCCAGAATACGCATTTGCGTTTAAAATGGTTTTATCCGACCAAGTTGCTGAAGCAAAAGTAGTTGATGTTATTTGGGCTCCAAGTAAAGATGGATATTTAAAACCGCGTGTTCAAATTGAACCAATTAATCTTGGCGGTGTTCAAATAACATTCGCAACTGGTTTCAATGCTGCGTTTATTAATGATAATAAAATTGGTATTGGAGCAACAATCGAGTTAATTCGTAGTGGAGATGTTATTCCATATATTCGCAAAGTTGTTGTTCCGGCTGAAGAGTCAAAAATGCCAAGTATTCCTTACAAGTGGAATGATACTCATATTGATATTATGCTTGAAAATCTTGAATCAGATGAAACAGTTAGAGAGAAAAATATAACTGGATTCTTCAGGGGAATCGGAGTCGAAGGTTTAAGCTCTGGAAATATAAAGCGAATTATGGATACTGGTTACGACTCGGTACCTAAAATTTTAAAGATGACTATTGGTGAACTTTTAGAAGTTGAGGGTTTTAAAGAAAAAACAGCTACAAAATTATATAATGGTATTAGAGAGAAAATTGATGCGGCATCTTTAATAACAATTATGGCAGCTTCTAATATGTTCGGAAGAGGTTTTAGCGATAAGAAAATTGAACTCATTATGGACGCATATCCAAATGTTCTCTTATCAAAAGAAACGGATTCTCAAAAAATAGCCAAGGTTTCAGCAATTAAAGGAATGGCAACTAAAACTGCTGAAGCATTTGTCGAGAGAATTCCTGATTTTATAAATTTTATTAAAGAAGCAGGACTTGTAAAAAAATTGGCTGAAGGAATTGAGAAAAAAGAGGTCGATCAATCACATCCATTATTTGGAAAGTCAATTGTTATGACTGGATTTAGGGATACCGGACTTCAAGAAACTCTAACAAATATTGGTGCTAAACTCGGATCCAGTGTATCTAGTAAAACTTTTGTGGTCTTAGTTAAAGATAAGGAAGAAGATACTGGAAAAGCAAATGAAGCCAGAAAATTAGGAGTTCCATTGATGACACCAGATGATTTTAAAAATAAGTATTTATAAATTTTATAAAAAATTGAATTTATAAAAAATTGAAATAAATTAATATAGATATTATTTTTTTTATATAACAATAATATCTAACTAATTCAAAATGACCTCAATTCATAAATTAAGTCTTATTAATCCTGATTTACTTAACCGTCATGATTTTGATTATTCGTTAGAATATATTAACAATACAAATGAACCGAATGGTTATTTGTCCTCAGTAAAAGAGTCTAAATTGTTACCTTGTAATACCCCTATAAAATTTAATGGAATAAATTTGGGGGATGGTAAAATGGAATATATTCTGGATAAAAATGATAAATTAATGATGACAAATGCTTGGCAGGCAATCACTCTAACAAATACTTGGGATTTTATCTCTCAAGAAATCGAAACTTTTATGTTGTCTACAGATCCAAGAATATTACAAATTTCTGAAAAAATGGAAGAGCTTGGATATAGAGAACATTCTGGTTGTTCGTTTAATTTTACAATGAGAAATATGCTTTTCTTAGTAAGAAAAGGAGAGGAAGAATTTAAAAAATTATTTGATGTAAAAAATGAGGAAAATGGTCAAAAAGTAATTATAAATTTCTAATACGTTGAATAATTAAAATATATAAAAAAAGATAATAAAAACTTTTCTTTTATAAGTGTATAAGATGTTGACACTATTTTTACTTCTTACTTCTTTTTTCTCTGTTTATTCTGCTGACTCCAATCTTCGTAAGAGAGAACTTACTACCTTCTTGAGTGAAGGGGATGAATGGAAGCAATTTTCTAATTTTCAAGATAGATTTAGCAAAAGATATGAAAATATTCAAGAGTTAGAAACACGTTTCCAAATTTTCCGCGCTAATCTTCGTAATATTATTCTCCATAACTTAGATCATACTCAAAATTTCACTATGGGAATTAATCAATTTACTGATTTAACTCCACAAGAATTTAAGGATACGTATGTAAATGGTAGAAAGATTGTGAATGATAGAAAAGAAAATTTAGGTTCATTTGGTTGTAAATCTTTTTCTTCATCTGGTTCTAATCTTCCTTCATCCATTGATTGGCGAAACAAAGGTGTTGTAAATTCTGTAAGAGATCAAGGACAATGTGGTTCTTGTTGGGCTTTTGCTACAACAGCTAATGCCGAATCTGTTTGGGCAATCTCGTCTGGTAAATTACTTGATTTATCTGAAGAATTTTTAGTTGATTGTGCATCAGGTGTTGGATATTATAATATGGGATGTAATGGTGGAGAACCCGATTCCGCATTTAAGTATATGATTAATAACGGACAATGTATGGAAGCCTCTTATCCTTATAAAGCAGGCGTTACTAAAACAGCTGGAACTTGTCAAAAATGCACATCTGCTGGTGTTTCATTTTCAAGTTGTTATGATGTGCCCCCTAATAACCAAGTTGCTTTAGCTGCAGCAGTTGCTAAACAACCAGTTGTAATTGCCATTGAAGCTGATACTCGTTATTTCCAATCTTACTCTGGTGGAATTTTGGATTCTACTAGCTGCGGTACATCACTCGACCATGCTGTGGAAATTGTTGGATATGGTTCGCAAAATGGTGTTGATTATTGGATTGTCCGTAATTCCTGGTCATCAAGTTGGGGGGAATCTGGTTATTTTAGAGTAAAGAAAACTTCATCAACAAACGATATTGGCATATGCGGAGTAGCGGCTGAGCCTAGTTTTTTGGTGGTTTAAAAAATTTAATTTATAGATTAGAATAAATTTATAGTGATAATATTATAAATTTATTTAAAACTAAACGAATAAACAAACTATGGCAAAATTTTCAGAAATAATAGATACATATTTGAGAGAATATTCAACCTATAAAAATGGAAAGGTAGAATTTGAATGTGAATATGGAGAATTAATTTTTTATAAAAATGACCCAACTATTTTGAATTTATATGGTATATATATTTATCCAGAATATAGACAACAAGGTTTATGTCGTAATATAATACATTATTTGATTGATAAAGGTTCACATACTTTCAAATATTTATTAATCGAATCTGTTTTATCAAAAATTTTATACGAATACTTATTACGTTTCAAATATAAAAACCGAAAATTCAAGCTTATTAATGATGGATTTATTTATAAAATTGAATAAAATAATATAAGAAATGAATAAGTATTTAAATAAAATGATTTCATTACCAATTAATGTTATTAATTTAATCTGCGAATGGGCCGCGCAGGAAGATATAGACTGGTATCCATTCTTCTCTCCAAAAAATCATAGATTAAGTTGGAAGGTGAACAAATACTCAAAAAAATTTATGAAAAGAGCAGATATAATTATGCGTAATAAATTTACAAATCCGGTAATTCATGGCACAATAAGACTGTATAACATTACATCATTAGATATGTATACTACAAACTATAAAGCCATATTTTTACAATATTGCGAAGGTAGAATTCCTACTTGTGAATTATATATTGAATTTGATTCAGAAACAAAACTTGAAAACCAAAATAAATTTATTTTTAGAGGTAAAGTAAATTTTGATATATTTGACAAAGATGGATATCAAAGACTCCCATCATTATTTACATTATATTTGAATAATACACCTTATGGTTTGATAAAGTATTGTTCTTTTGACGGGGAAGATTT